TTTCGTTTTCGCTTCTCTCTTTTGCTGTAAAGCACTCTCCATACTCCTCTACTGCTTCCTTAAACTTTTTAGCGTTTCTACTTTGTACGTCTATGAATTTTATCTCGCTATATTTTTCAGGCTCTAGTATAGCTGTGTGAAATAAATGCCCTGCACGTAAAGCAGGAGATGTTTCATTTTTACTGTACTTTGTGATGTAATGATATTTCTTTGGGCTTGTCTGTAACAATTTAATACTGCTGCTACTTAATGCGTGTTTACCTAGATGCCCATAGTAAAAGCTATCGTCATCCATTTTAGATAGCAACTCTTGTCTATCCCACTTCTCTCCGTTTAGTAATGTAATCATATCTCTCTGTTTGTTATAGTGTTTTCTCTTGTAGTTTCTCGTATAGTTCTTTGTAATCGTCTGCTAATTCTTTTGCTTTGTCTCTCTTTTCTTTTAATCTGTTTATAATTGCGTTGGCTTCTTTGATTTGCATCTCACAAGCTGTGGCATATATGTAGGAATTTGTCAAATACTCCGTAACATATTTCAGTTCTTTGTTGTCAGGGCTTTTCTCTAGCCACTTCTGTATGATGTGTGAAGCTGCTGTAAAGTCTCCTTGAAATTTAAGTTTTAGAAGTTCCCTTGTCATCTTTTAATTTCTCTACTACTTGTTCTAATATCATATACAGCTTTACTACGTGCTGTTCTAGTTCCTGTATTCTTGCTGATTGGCTTGCTCGTTTCTTATTCATTCTTTTCGTCTAGGTAGTCGTTTGCTGCTATGTATAAAGGATGATTGTCATCCATAGCAATATTGTATGTAGTTCGTACACCTACACCTCTAAAATAGTCTATGCGCTGTTCCCAACTCATAGCAATAAAATCTTCATTATTCATATATGTTTGTTATTATAGCTTGTTTCTCTTGTAGCAAATATACACTTTTATTTTGTTTCTTGGTGTTCCACATTGTAGTTTTAGGGCAGTACAGTTCTTCCTTCTTTAAATCTTTAAGGTCGTTTAGCCAAAACATATAGTTTCCTTTAGGGTCATTTACAAAGTAAAACTTCTGTATGTCGCTGTCCATCTTCATAAGATTGTTGTACTTACCAACTTCTAGTATTTTGGTTTCATAGTACTTATCTCTAAACTTCATTTCGATTACGCAAGGCATACCGCGTGGGCTTCGTCCCTGTGCATCGTATGGTAGCATAGTTTCCCCTGTGTGTACTAATCTCCAACCATCTAGGTTAAGAGCAGTAACTAGGGCTTTCTCAAACTTATGTATTAAGTCCAACTTCATATATCCTTGTTATTTGTGTCATCCATTCCTTTATGCGTTTTGGGCTGCACGTACAAGGCTCGTGATATGGGTGTGCAAATAAATCAGCGTGTATCTTACATACAAATTTATATTGCTCGTTTGTTAGTTTGTTTCCAAGTGTAGCAAGAAACACCTGCCATTGCGCCATTTGATGTTGGCTCATTTTTCCTTTTGGCATATTATAGTTCTATGTCATTCCACTTCTTTCTACGGTCATCGCACCCACAGTCAGGATATATCTTTTTCCACACATATCTAATACCTGTGTACTTGGTTATGTAATATACTAAATCTCCTAATCCCATTTTATATTTTTTTTAGTTATAGCGTATTTATATAACATATCTTTTTTAATTAAATATGCTTTCTTTTCCTTTACATCTCCCTTACCTACAAAACTACAAACAGATAAATTATTATCTTCAATACAGTTATAAATATCTTTTGGTTTAAAAAAAGTTATACACTCTCCATCATACCAAATCCAATAATCAGCTTTTGTTGTACTTAATGCAGATGGCTTATTATCAAATTCAATTTCAACTACTATATTACCTGTGTATTTACTTTTCTCGTCTGACTTAACTTCTATCCCTGCTTTTATTTCAGGTATAAATAAATCGTAATCTTTACAATAGCCTTTTATCTTATAAGCGTTAGGATATTTTTTTTGTATAAGATGCAGTATATTATACTCAACTTGTTCCCCTCTAGCTAAATCTCTGTAAAAAGTTTGCATTACAGTTTATCTTTTATCTTACGTTTAACTTTCTGATAGGTATTGTAAAGGCTTCTGTACTCTATGTTGGTTTCCCTAGATAGTGCAGATATATTGTTAGTGTCCTGTACAAGTTCAAATACCTTTTTGTCGTACCAATGCATCTCGTTTAGTGCTTCATTGACCTTATCAAAGGCTTCTTCAAATATCTTTTCATCTTCTAACTCTACCTTTGTCTTTTCTTCTATTAGGTATTTTATGTAATCGTCTGTTAGGTCTACAACTTGTGTACGCTGCTCCTTACGACATAAATCTAAAAACATACTACGAAGCACCTTATAAATGTAAAAGTCGTTTATATCGTCTTTATATGATATATCTATTCCGTTCTGTATAAGCACTAATAGTTTTAAATACATCTCTTGTACCAAGTCCTCGCTAGTGTCAGGGTTGCACCCCCAACTACGGCAGTAGCTTATCCATTTATTGTGTTTGCTTGTTAGTATGTCGGTTATCAAAATAGTCGTGTTTGGTTTTTGTGTTGTTCAATTCGTTTTATTGCTGCATCGTAATACTCTTTATCAAGTTCACAGGCTGTTAAATCAAAGCCTAAATTATGACAAGCTATTGCTATTGAGCCACTACCCAAATGTGTGTCAAGTATTTTATCGCCTTCTTTAGCATAATTGATTAAAAGCCATTCATATAGCTTTACAGGTTTTTGTGTTGGGTGTATTTTACCTCCAATTTTGGGTACAGACATTCTAAAAATTTTAGCCAATTTGTCAAATGAAGTCCAAGCTAATTCTGCCATAGCTAAACTAAAATCCTCACTAACCTTTTTATCCCAAACAATAAAGCACCTACTGCTTTGTAAATTGTCAAAAAAGTAATTACCGCCCCAAATAATTTGGTTTTTACTAACTCTTTTTAGTTCTTCAAAATATTCTTTTTTAGGAGGTAAAACATCCCATCCTTTATCTACCACTTCGTTAAAATTCATTTTACCACTTTTCCCACCTTTAAATTTATCCCCAATCCCATAAGGTGGGTCAACAATAGCAAGGTCGAAGTAATTGTCCTCATACCGTGCCATTAGTTCCATATTATCCTCACAAGTAATCATAACAATTCTGTTTGTTCTCGTTTAGGATATATAATAGGGTTTTTGCCCTCTATCTTAAAGCCTACGTTATTTAATACGCTTTCTAGTCTTATAGGGTCTTCCATCGGAGTAGGTCTACCACCTGTATCTACGTCTTTAATCTTCTTAATGTGCAAGTGTGAATACATCCAATCAGCAGGATGGTATATGTACCTGTGTATCACTAAAAAGTTATCACACCTATTAACAAACTTACCCCCACCCTCAACTGATGCTGCACTAGGTGGTATAGGATGCCCTTCATAAAAGTGTCCTTTATGGTGTCTTTCCCTTAAACTTTGTGTAGCAGCGTGTGTACATACCCAAGTACTTATGTTATTCTCTTTGCAGAATATTCGTATCTCGCTTGTTGCTTGGTAGTCGTACTCGTGTCCCGATATACCTTTTAGTACATCTTTGTCTTTGTTTAGTGAGTTGTAAGGGTCTAATAAAAACCCCTGATAATCCCAAGCCTTTTTTACGTGCTGTGCTAAATCAAGTAATGATTTGTACGTGTATAGCTTTGAACCATCAATAAATTTAAAGTGTTCGTTAATCCACTTTACTTGCTCCTTGTAGTGTGTTTCCTCTATTTTGTTTATTGGTTTGCCTTCTCTAAATTCTACTATTTTTCTTATAATAGAATAAGGCTCATTCTCACTACTAAACACAAGCCATTTAATGCCGTGCTTCATAGCGTATAGTGTCATTAGGTATAGGACTAGAGATGTTTTCCCTACGTTTGCGTGTCCTAGTATGATATTAAAATCTCCATACTTAAACCTAAAGTGTTCATCAAGTCTTGGAATACCCAAGCGGAGACCTGTTTTCAAAGTCCCTGCTCGGTATTCGTCTAACTTCTTTATGTGGTTGTCTAGCTGTATAAGCATTAGAAAGGCAAGTCAGCTTCTCTGTCAGGAGAATGTTGTGCTGTTGTTACTTCCTTTGACTTCTGTACTTCATAAGTGTTTAGCATTGAGTACAATCCTTTCTCACTTTTAGCTATCGTAATTGGAATAGAACCACGTTCGTTTACGTTTGCTCTATTTTGGTTAATCCAATTTATCATCTCGTCTGCATTTATCTTAATGTCGCAAACTATCCATTCCTGTTTGTTATCGAATATTCTCAATCCGTCTACCCAAGTTTTAGTCATAATATTTATTTTTATCCGTTAAACACGTAGTTCTCAAATGTACGTGCTAAATTAATTATTTCATTTGTATTTATTTCTTTCCCTGCATACAAGTCAGTTGCTCTATTTAAACTGCTTTGTCTTATAATGTATTTTTGTACATCGTCTTTAGGATTAGAATAGTTTCCTTTAGGAGCAGGTGCTACGCTGCTTTTCTTGCCAAGTATTTTAGCCTTGTTTTTATTTTGGTCTAAATCATACTCAACTTCATCCCCTTCATTAAACGTCAATTCTTTAGGAGAATAAACATTAGGGTTATGTCCATTAGCGAATGTTACTGTGTATTTGTTCATAGTAACACCGTCAGGCAGTCTAAAACTTTCGCCTTTTACTACTGTATTTACTTTACTCGTATATTTCATTTGTCATTATTTGTTGTGTAAGTATCTCTATTTTTGCTTCAAGCATCTCTACTTTTTTTCGTAATGCTTCGGCTTCTGCTTCTCGTAACCGTAATAAATCCTCGTTATATGTCATAAGGCAAAGCTACAAAAAATATTTTAATAAAAAACATAAATAAATTCTATAAACATTTGGTTAATAAAATAAAAGCTGTATATTTGTACCAACAAAAACAAACAATTATGAAAACTTTCAACAAAATTACAAAAGAAGAACTAATCAAAACAGTACAAAACAATATGAAAGATGCGAAGGGTACAAATGAATACTTACAGTCGCTAACAAAAGACGAATTAAGAACGTTACTCTGCCAATTAGTAGTATTAGGATAAATAAACGAGGAGGGCAACCTCCCCTTTAAAACAAACATTTTACAATCAAAAAAGCCACCTCAAAAGGGTGGCTCTTTC